AGAATCGGCGCGAACTGCTCGGCCAGCCACACGGGCGGGACGAGACCGACACCGCCGCCGGTGGTGGTGCCCAGCACGTCACGCAGGTGCACGTTGCCGCGCAACGCATTGGAGTGCTGCGTGAGGCGTTGTGCCGCTTCCTTGTCGCCCATCTTCGCCGACCGGTACTGGTCGCCGATGAACGAGTGCTGCGAGCTGCGGGTGTAGAACCCGGGGTCGCGGTCCTGGGTGGTGGCGCCGCCCAGATTCTGCGTCGTGCCAGCGCCAGTGCCGCCGGCATCGCCGTCGCCGGTCTCGCCGGCGCCAGCGGTGCCTTCGGCGATCGCCGACGCGACCTTAGCCTGCATGGCCGCGGTCTTGGCGTTGCGAAGCTCGACCTCCGTCAGGTCGCTGATCTGGGTGAAAAGCATCTTGCCTTTTTCGCCCATCTCCACGACGGAGCGGAGTTCCTCGTTGGTCAGATCCCGCTTGGCCTCAGCGGCACGGGTCTGCAAACCGTCAATCGAGGTTTGGAGCGCCTTGTACTGGTCGTTCAAATTACGCAGGTACACATTCTCAGCCACGCCGGATTCACTCCCGAATTTCTAGGAAGGGAGCTCCATGCGAGTGACCGGGGTGTCCGTGTCCCAGCGGCGGGGGTGTCGGCGTCGCGGTGAGGGGCCGGGGTGTCCGCGTACAGAGGCGGGGGTGTCGGTGTCGAGCTTTTCGGATTTCACGACGACGGTAGCATTTCCGCCCCGCCGGTTTAGTCGATCAGTACGGCATGCCGAGCTCGATGGCCCGGATCTGCAACTCCATGTCCGGAGCATCGGGCAGGCCGCCGGCCATCAGGTACTCCTCAGCCTGACGGCGCAGTTCGTCGTCGACGTCGACGAGCGAGCCGCCGGCGCCGGCCGAGCGGACGCCCAACGCCGGGGCCAGGTCCCCGTATGAGCCGGAAAACACGACGGCAATCTCGTGCAGGTCGGCTTTGACCCGCTCGACGATCCCGCCGGACAGGCGACGGTTTTGCCGCTCCTCGAACATGATGGACACCTGGTCGAGGGCGCCCTCGCGGACGAGCTCTATGGTTTCGTCGCCCTTGGGTGTCTTAGCCGCGCGGGCCTCGAAGTACAACCCGGCTGCGTCGTCGCGCAGCACCGACGCTGCCCCGATGACATCCCCGCCCTCGAGGTAGTGCTCGCGGGACAGTTTGATCCTGCTCGGGTGCGTCAGTTGGTGGTTAAACGCGCTGCGGGCGAACTGCTCGACGAGGCTGTCGGTGATGCGGGTTGGCGCGTTGTACGGCACCGCTATTCCAAATATCGTCCTTCCGTCGCCGGCGGACCGCACCTGCAGCTCGGGCCGGAACGACCGGTAATGCCTGTCAGTCATGGCGGGCCTTCCTATCTCAGAGGCACGCGGCGGGTGCCGTCCGCGCGGTAACGCGCGGCGTGCGCTGAGCACACGACGCCGTTGACGGCCCGGCCGATGTGGCGAGTGCCGTCGTCCACGACGCATTCGCCGCGCACCTGGCGATCCGCCTCATGCGCCGCTGGCCCGTTGCCGCTCACCGGCTCGACCGCAGCCTCGTCGGTCGTGGCCGCCGACTCTTCTGCGGGTGTCTTGGTTGCCATGGTCAGGTCCTTTCTGGAGATTCAGCGACAGGGCCAGTATCGCCCTGATCGTCACCGGGGAGCGCCGGCGGATCCGGCAGGCCGCGCAGGAACTCGGCCGCACGCTCCCGCACCGTGTCGTCGGGGTGCACCACCGCCGCGCCGAACGTGTCACCATCGTCGACCGGCTCGGCGGGTGGCGTGAGGTACTGCTGGGCCCGCGCCTGGAGCTCCTCATAGGACAGGTCTGCCGTGGTCATGCCGCCGCCATCGCCGGGACCGGGCGGCCCGCACCGTTAGCGCTTGGCGACGCCCCGTCACCCGCAGGCGGCGGTTGCCCGTTTAAACGCGTCGGGTCCGGCGGCGGTGGGGTGGGCGGTTTCGGCATCGGCCCCAGGTGCTCGGTTTCGCGGACCTCGTCCTCGGTCTTCCACGGCTTGTTAGCTAGGGCCAGCGCGTGGGCCTGGTAGCGGGTCAGGGTGTCCGACCGCAGCACCGCGTCGAGGTTGGCCCGCACGTCGGTGCCGCGGGGGAACGCCAGCGACAGTGTCTGCTCGAACCGGGACAGATGGTCCTGCAACGAAAACTTGATCAGGTTGATGGCGTCCTGCTCGATGTTGCTGTACGTCTTCGACGAGTCCTGCCCGCCGAGCCATCCGATCGGCAGGCCGAAAATGTTCTCCCACTCGGTGAGGGTGAACTTACGCGCCTCGATCATCTGCATCTCTTCGGGCTTCCACGACAGCGGCTCGAACTTTGTCGACGCGTTGAGGACCTGCACGGTCCGGGTGGTCTGCCCGGCCATCCACGTGGCTTTCATGTCGAGCGCCTCTGCGTCGGTCAGGTCCGGGTTGTCGGAGGTGATGACACCCGTCGGGACGCCAGCGGTCGACACAGACCGGGCCTGCCGCTGCTGTTCCTGCGACAAGTTGATCGTGTTGAAGTGCGTCTCAAGGACACCCATCCCACGCAACGCCCCAGGTTCGCACGGGCCCTTGATGTGGATGACCTCATCCGACGCCAGGCTCATATTGCCGATCTTGTATTCGAGCGCGCCGACCGGCAGCGGCGAATCCAGGTACGGCGTGACCCGGCGGACGTCGACGTACCGGGCCGCCACCGGCACCACCGATGTGGGCCAGCCGAACGAGTTACGCGCCGCGGGCAGGAAGATGGCGTTGCCGTTCCACAGCAGGTCCAGCCCGGCGGATGAGAACGTCGCGATGCGCGGGTCGGGCGGAGATGGCTGCTCGAGCAGCGGCGGATTCGGCTCGAGCATCTCCTCCGACTTGCCGCCGTACTTGCGGTACGCGTGCCACGGCACCTGGCCGAGCAGCCCCGACAGCAGCAGCGCCGCCCGCCACGCCCCGGGGATCGTCATCGCACCGCGGTACGCCGACGACGACGCCCAGTCGGGGGACAGCCCGTCGATGACGGTGAACGTGTTCGTGAAGCCGCTCACCGTGTCGGTGACGGTGTACTTGGTCGACCGATTGAGCAGACGCCCAAGGCCCATGTCAAGCCGTCCTGCGCTGGGCATTGTCGAAGATCTGGTGGCAGGACTTGCACAAAGGCATATAGCGCCCCGCATCCGGGCTGTACGGCAGGCCGGTGCGCGGGTCGTGCCGCGCTTGGGGATCGGCGTGATCGTATGCCCATTCCTCAGCCCGTCCAGAGCAGTGCCGGCAGGCATATCGCGACGCTGAGCCAAGAGACTTCCGCAGCCGGTCGTGCAGCCCGGAGTATCCGATAGCGTCACCAGCCCAGAGGTAATGCGCGGCTCCGACCGTCCCGATGATCAGCGGGTCTCCATTCGACCGCCAGCGGCCGTAGTGCATTTTGCAGTAGCCGTGCGTGAAGTGCTTCCGTTCGCAGCCTGGCACTGCGCACGCTAAACGGCCGTAGGCTCGTACGGGACCCTGGCCGGCATCCCCGGTGGTGTACCACCGCACGTAGTGCGCACGGCACATCCCCCGGCTCAGACGCCCGGCGCGGTCGCAACCGTCGACTTCACACGTCATATGCGGTTCGATTCCTTCAGCGCCCCGAGGACCGCGCCCGCTACGCCGCCCGCGATCAGCGTAACCCCGGCGCCGAAGGTCAGATAGCTGCCGAACAGTGCGGCGGCCCCGCCGAACACCTGGGCAAGCATTGCCCCGGTCGGCAGTGCGGGGAACCGGAGCCCACGAACACGTCTCACCGGGGGCCGCTCAACTGTCTCCGCCGAACTTTGGACGTCCACACCCGCATCTACGCTCATAAGGTTCCTTCCCTCACCATATTTTGGATCTTGGCTTGTCTTTGGTCTGTCTCAACAGCCATTGCGTAGCGCCGTACTTGGCGTACGACACCACCGCGACCGGGCCGATGTCCACAGCGGAAATCTTGCGCCCCCACGCCAACTGGCCGGCGTCGCCGACCTCCCGGGCCTTCACGTTCTCGACCGCGTCGTCCAACGGAACCTGCTTGAGGTGACGGTACGGGGCCGGGGTGCGGCGGAAACCGTCGATGAACTGTCCCACCGCATCGGACACTCCGGCCGTCTCCAGCACCAGCAGGTTGCCGCGCCGCAGGGCCCGCCTGTGCGCCCCGTTGGTGCAGCGCCGCTTTTTGCAGTCCTCACAGGTCGGGTCGTGCGGTTCGCGGATCCCGTACTGCACGGCCAAGTCTTCGACCATCGCGTAGGCGCCGTTACGCCGCTCCACCACGAACAGGGCCGGGCGCAGCACCTCGGCAAGCTCGCCGAGCCGGTCGACCATCCAGTCCACGCCCGGCCGGTAGTCGACCAGTTGCATGTGCTCAAGCTGGTCGTCCCGCAGCCCCCACATGCCGACCGACCCGTGCTCCCGTTTCGGGGTCATGTCGAACGCGATGAACACGTCGCCGCCGGCCGCGCGTCGCGACTCGGGGTCGAGCATCGTCGTCTTCCACGTGGCCGGGTTGAGGGTCGTGCCGGCCCGCATGTCCGGCCAGATGCCGAGGCATTCGGTGGCGAACGCCTCGTCACCCAGGATTTTGCGCAGGTCGACCAGCCGGTCAATGGTGATGCGGATCCCCAGCGCCGGGTTGGCCCGCTTCATGGCCTCAACGTCGTCCAACGCGACGCCGGCGTCGTTGCCCCACTCCACCCACGACAGTCGCGAATCCCCCGCCACCGCCCGGGCCCGCACGGTGCACAAGTGCTGGTCGGCTGACGCGGGGACGGTGGAGAAGTACCACAGCGACGCGTACGGCCGGGCCAACAGCGTCGGCACCAGGGACGCCAACTGGTCGGGGTCGACCATGAGCGCCTCGTCCAAAATGACCAGGTCACCGGTCAAACCACGGCCCCCGGATTTGGTGCGGGTCCGGAACTCCAGCCGCGCCCCTCCGACGAGGGTGATGACCTCGTCGGAGTCGTTGATCGGCAGACACCGCCGCGCCAGATCCGGGGTGCCCTCGATCAACGCCCGGATCCGGCGGAACGTGGCCCGGGCGGTGTCGCCGCGGTGCGCCGAATAGACCGTGACCTGATTGCCCCAAATGAACAGCGACGCCAAACACAGGGCCTCGATGATGGCGCCCTTGCCGTTCTGGCGCTGACAGATGACGCAGTTTTCAAACGACGCCCAGGTCAGGTCGTCGAGCTCACCCAGGCCGACGCGCAGGCCGGTTTCCTGCCACGGGTCCATCCGCTGACCGCACAACTCGTACATGTCGATGGCGTCCTGCGCGGCCGACGTGACAGCCGGGGGTTGCAGCACCAGCCGCGGGGTTTGCTGGCCAAGCTCGAGCGTCAACCCGAGGTAGGGCATCAGCGGTGCGGCGGCATGCCACGGCAGGCGAAGCCGCAGCGCTGCGCCGGTTGCCAACGCCACCGACGCCGGTCCGCCAGCATGTCGTAGGGCCGCACCCAATAGCCCACGCGCTGCGCGGCGTAGACCAACTCAGCAAACAACCAACGGACCATCACGCCGCCTGGTTGAGGATCGAATCCAACCGCCGCTGCGCCGCCCGCAACCGCGCCTCATCCACCGGCCCCGCCGGCCCGTTCGGCACCTCCACCAACTGCGCCAACAACACCCGCAACTCACGAACCGCCGCCGGCAACGCCCCCGACTCATCCACCCGCTGCGCCAACCGCACCGCGATCTGCGCCAACAACAGACGCGGGTCCGGCGGCCTAAACGGCAACGTATCCACAAACGCCACCACCGCCAGCTCAATCCCACCCACCAACCGCGCCGCCGGCGCCTTCACAGCCTCGGCAGGCAACGACGCAGCGGCCTGCGCACCCGCCCAATCACAGCGGCCCGGCACACACAGCGAATGATCACCCTGCTTGTGCTGCCGAGCCCGCCGAGCCCGCACCGCATCCGAATCAGCCACCCAGCTACTCCTCGACCCGCTCAGGCCAGTGCCAAGTACCGCCGGCCTTGCCGTCCTCGTCGTGGACGATCGTCCGGTTGAAGAACATGCCCGTCGGGTTCATCACCGCAAGGCCCACGGTGTCCGAGGTGTTGGTCTCGGTGACGATCGCCGCCCGGCACTCCGAGAGGTACTCGCCACCGGGCGTCCCGTAGCTCACGTAATGCACGACCCGACCAACACTCGGCTTCGACATCGAACCCCCTTGATGGGAAAGAAAAGAAAGTCGCGTGACAGACCCTAACCCCACCGTGACGAAACCCGTGACACGCACCGCCACGATCCACAAACAGTGCGGCATGTTTGGGGGTCGGGGGCTGGGAAAAAACGCTCCACCCCTCACAAGTTGTATAGGTCTGTGTGTATGTAATGGCTGGCCGCTTCTAACCGCTTGCCGGGTCGGGTTGGGTCGCCGACTCGGTTGTTGCATGCTCTGCATGCGGCGATGAGGTATGCGGGGTCGTCGCCGACGATGAGCCGGTCGGCGGTGTGGTGTACGCAGGTGGCCCAGTGGGTGCACACGCCGGGGATGCGCAGCATGCACGGGCCTGGGGTGATGATGCGGTCCTTGTCGTCGAGTTCGGATCCGTCGCGCTGGAGTACGTGGCGTCTGGTTTTGCGCCAGGCGGTGGTGGATCCGTTGGGCCAGGACCTGCTTTTCATGAGTCGAGCATGCCGCTGCTGCGGAGTGTGCCGTCGTGGCTGTGTCCGGTGGTGGTGGATCCGTCGAGTCCGCTCGCCGACGCTGACCCGTCGAGGCCGATGATGATGGGCTGGAATGGTGCGGGGATGAGCGGGGTGGGCACGGTGATAGTCGCCATGACAGCGGCCGGAAGTGCCGCGACGCTGACGTCCGGTTTCGGAAGCGCCGCGAACGCGGCGACGGTGGCCGGGGTGGGCTGGCCATGCACGGCAATGGTTGGGGTCGCCAGGGCCGCTGTGAGCGGCACCAGGTTGGGCCGGGCTTCTACTGCCACGGCGGGCTGCGGTAGGCCGCCCAGCGCAGCCACAGGAGCGGGACCGGCCCCTACAGACACATTCGGCTTGGGCAGTGCAGCCGTGGACACCACGGCGGCCGGGGTGGGTGTGGCGTCACCGGATCCGGGGATGGTGGGGGTGGGCAGCGTGGAGAGTGCCGCGACAGCGGCGGGTGCCGCGCCTACCGCGATGTTGGGCTTGGCCACGGCTGCGGTTGACACCACGCCGGCCGGTGCAGCTCCTACAGCAATCGTTGGGACGCTGACCGAGGCCGCCGCCGCAACAGTGGCGGGTGCGGCGCCAACGTCGACCGCCGGTTGGGGTAGCGCGGCCACGGCGGCCACGGCGGCGGGGGTGACTGTTACGGGTGTGCCGGCCTCGCCGGCCGTCGGGGTGGGCAGGCTCACCACCGCAGTGACAGCGGCGGGTGCGGCGGCCACAGACACAGCCGGGGTGGGCAGGGTGACGGTCGCGGCGATACTCGCTGGGGCAGCGGCGACGGACACGGCCGGCTTGGGAACCGCACCAACTGAGGCGACCGCAGCCGGCGTGGCGGCGACGCTCACATCCGGTTTCGGAACGGTCGTAGTCGATGCGACAGCGGCTGGTGTTGCGGTGGCGGCGCCGGTTGCTTCTTTGACGGCCAGCTCGGCGTAGATGGCGTGAATGCCGGCGTCGGGGGTGGAGTCTGTCGAGCCGAAACGGAACTGCAGTGCGTCCAACTCGCCCTGGGTGTCGAAGTCGGCCAGGGTGGCCATCTTGCACACCCACGCCGGGGCGGTCGATGAGTTGTCGGTACCGACATCGGCGGCGGCGAACAGGGTGGTTGCGGTGGTGCCGTTGTATGAGGCGAAACTGTGGGTGCATGTGGTGGTGGACGCAGCCCAGCAGCATGCCAGCATCCGCAGACCCGAGATAGTCTCCCCGCCGGCCAGGGTGTAGCTGGTCATGGGGATGCCGACGTAGTCGGTGTCGGTGCCGGTGATGCGGCAGAACCCGTCGGCTGACGCACCCAACCCGACGGGTATTTCATTGACGGCGCCGAGTGCGGTTGCCGCGTTCCACGCGCTCAGGGTGGGGGTAGTGCCGGCGAACGTGTTCCACTCGGCCGTGTTGATTGTCGCCACGTCCAGCGACCCGCCGGTGTCCGGTTTAAGGATCACAACCTTATGCGCACCGATCTCTGCGATCGCGGACGTGTCGGTGTAGACGACGCAGTCGTCGTAGCGGATCGTGTGTGTCTCGGACTGGTAGCTACCGAGTGCGAATGAGCTAACAGTGCCGGCAGCGGCGGCGCTGGTAACCTGCGTCTGCGCCGCGCCGTCAACCCACCAATCGATTGTCTTCGTCGCGCTGAACTTCGCGTGCATTTCGACGACATACCACGTGTCGGCCGCCACGACCGGCCCGTCCACGGCGGACTCGGATTCCCACCCCGCCGCCAGCTTGCTCGACGACGCGGTGAATGATATTTCGGCGTTGAAGTTAGCCCCGAAAAAGGCGACGACGGTTTGCGCAGCGGGCAGGCTACCGACAAACCTGATCGCGAACACGACACGGCCGAACGTCTGGCTTGACGCCAGCGTCGCCGTTGACCACTCCAAAGTGATGATGCTGGCGGAGGGTGCAACTTCCAGGCAGTATGTTCCGCTGCGCGGCGTGCTGGTGGTGATAGTCGGCGCGCCGGTAACGGTATCGAAGATCCGGTTTCCGGCGTTGCCGATGAGCCAGCCGGCGGTAGTGCCGAACTCCCAACCTGTGCACGCCCGCAGCGCCATCCCACTACCGCCCCGATACGTCTACTGTGGACTACGGCGTGAAGTCGACAGTCCAGATGCCGGCGGCGGCCCATTGGATGGTGAACGTTCCCCCGGATGAGGATGCGGGGGTGACGAAGTCTGAGAGCCAAAGCAACTCATCGGCGGTGTCCGCGCCGCCGCGGGCGAAGTAACCCACCCCGGCCATGGCGTTGGCGATGGTCGACGACGCCCAGGAGGCGTCGGCCGCGTCGTAGGTGAGCACACCACCGGAGATGGTCAGTTCGGTGGATGTGATGACCACCCCGCCGGCCGAGTAGCCGGTGCCGCTGACCTCATTCGCGGTCACATCGTCGCGGAAGTTGTCCGCGTTGAAGTCGGGTGTTTCGGTATCGGTGACCATCAACACCTTGACCGCGGTCTCCGATTCGAAACCGCTCGCCGGGAGGCTGGTCACGTTGAGGAACTTTTCGAGGGTCAGGCCGTAGAAACCGGCCGCGGTGATCGACATTACAACTCAACTCCCGCGCTCGCATCGACGGCGGCGGGACGTGCCACACCGTCACCGGCGGCCGGCTCAACACCTTCGGCGTCACGCAGCCGCCGGTAGTGTTCCCGGGCCTGCCGCAGCTCGGCCTTCACCACGGCCAGGTCGCCACCGCCTGCCTTGGCCGCTACGAGCTGGTCTTCAAGCTCGACCACGGCCAGCTCCGCGGCGTGCAACGCTCGCAGTTCATCGGCTCGGGACACGTCTCAGCCTCCCTGTCGCGGCAGGATTTTGATTGTTACCGTCTTGGGTCTCACGACGGCGTCTAGCCGGTTGCTCACCCCAGTGCCGGGCATGCTCGACTCGACATGTTTCACGGTGCCGGAGTCGTCCACTGTGATCAGCGCCCGTCGACCATCCCGCAGGGTGACGGTACGGCTGCGGGGACGGTGGGTGAGCAAAGCTGGAGCACCCGGCAGCCACAGCCCCGACGCGCTCCGGCCGGTACCGGCATGGTCATTCATCGCTACCCACGGGATGCCCCTCCTGGATTTCGGTTGATGCTCTCGGGGGTCGTCTGCGGCTCAGTATGCGCGTCGGGGCGGGGTTGCCACGAGATGGGATCGAGGGTTTCGTCGGGCAGTCCACAGTGGGCGTAGCCACGTTGCCGTCCGGCACGTCCCCCGCGCCAGTGGTGAC